AGCGTCAAGCTCTCCTTTCAACATCTTTTCAATGCTCTGAAACATAGTTTTTAGTGGCTCGTGTCCACTAGCTGTCCCTCCAAATACTTTCAACCGCTCCCCTTTTGGTCGCACATTATCGTACACAAGTGTAAGCGTCTCAACAGTTTCCATTTTGGAAACACTCAGCACCCACATGAAGTTTCTGAATGCATCGACCCAGCCCTCCTTGCTGTCGCCGATGGTGATGGTGACGTCTTTCCCGCTCCACTGGATATCCCCATTTTTGCCGTTAACCCCTGCGAATTCGTAGTCTTTATGCACAATGCGTTGCGGAAGATGTAGCGGCGCAAGTAACTTTGCGTTATCCTTGGAGCAGGAGAAACCAACGCCCGTGCCGATGAGTAACAAGTAAAACAGGTCGCACATGTCCTCCCATGTCCGTATCTCAACAAATGCGCAATTGAAGTTGCTTAGTGGATACTTTTTTGACGCTTCCGTTCCTCCTACCCACAACGTGCGTCCGCTCAAAAACTGTTTCAGGTTGAACATGTTGTGAAAAATCTCCTGCGCCTCCTTTTCCATGCGCCATAGTGCTGCGTATGTCACACCCCATTTGCTTATTGTTGACTGCGATCGCCGATGCATTCGCTCCAATCCCACATTGTACTCAACGGCTCGCACGCACGTTTCCTTCCACGTTTCACGGCGACCAAGTTCAGGTAGCCACCGTGAATACGTGCGGTAGTAGACAAAGCTGGATAGTTCGTTCATGTGTTCGGGCGCATCGGGGTAGTGCTGTAAAAACTCTTCACTTAGAAAGCCCACTATCTTTCCCCTCCGTTCATCTTGTCAAACTGCGCTTGCGTCAGTCTCCGTCTTGCTATCCTGACCGCTAAAAAATTCAACGCTACGGCTATATAGTAGAAGATTCGTTTCTTCATCTTCTTCACTCCCACATGTTTTTTGACTTGCCGAATTCGCTTACAATCTCATCAATCAGTAGCTGCCCCCTATCAGTCTTTTTCAGTTTCCGATACGCCTGCATCCACTCGTTTGCTCCCTCGCCAAAGCACTCACGTGCAACCTCCCACAACTCCGCATCATGCTCCAACAATAGTTCATACATGCGTTGCACAACGCTCCTCGTGTTTCCCTGTGCGCCATGTGTCCATATGCGTTGTGGAAACACCGCCTGCATCAGTGTTGCGAAGTTGAATTGTATCACAAATTCGTTCATCGTTGCTCCACACGGCATCGCCGAACGCGCCACCTGCGGTGACTCTTTGTGCGCTAATTCTCTGTACCAATTGTACGCCTCTTTTACAATGGTACCGACAAATGAAGGTTGTTTCATTTTATCCGTGGGCATCACCCAACCGCTGGATAATTTCGCTCTGTTCCCACACGTTACACGCATATTCCTTGTCGTGTACGTGGTGAGGTGGTCGTACACCTCTTTTGATACGCCATTGAATGAAAACTCCACGGATTCACCACGAAACACCTCCAGTGTGTGCCCCATCCGCAAAATGTTTAGAGGACGGCGTATGTTATCCCGATCCTCCTTGCCAAGGTAAATCGCTGCATTCCTCGCTAGATTGAGCCGTAGCGGATCGCTGTATCGCACGATTCGTATATCCATTGTCCCGCTCCTTTGCTGTGTGAAGAGGGGCGAACCCCTCTGTTTAGTCCGTTTCTTTTTCTAGCTTGTCAATCTTTATATACATTTTGTCAATCAATTTTTGTAACTCCTCTTCATGCTCCATTATAATTTTTTCCAATTCCGCCTCGTCTACACCGTAGTACTCTGCATATTGTTGATAAAGCCGTTGTCTATACGCTTTATCAACGATTTCCGTAGCATTAATTTTGACTACCATCGAGCCCCACGTCCTCTCTGAATTTTTTGCTTTTCAGTAACTCGTCGACAATGTTTTTCAGGTCGTCCATGCTTACTTCGAACTCTTCGTCTTCGTCCTCGTCATCCTCTTGTAGCAGGATATCCTCGTGTATCGTGCGGTTGACAAAGTCGTGTAGTTTAGGATTGCTTTCGCTTTTGGCGTGGGCGATGAGCTCATCCAAGTCAACCACTTTCTCGTACCCCTCAATCGTTCGAACCGCCCCAAGCCGTAACGTTGGATTCCATAAATAATTTTGCATCGGTACAACCTCCCTTGTTTTATCTTACAAGTTTATTGTAACATATGATGGCGACGATGTCAACCGCATTTTAAAAAAAAGGGAAAGTTTTTTTTCACTTTCCCATGTTGACTTTTTACGGACGATATAGCTGCATTGTGATATTCAATGCTCCTGAAACGCCTTCTGTTGCTGAAAACTCCTTTATTATACCTTTGAAAACCACTCCATTATCGCACTTACATATAACCTCGTCCATGTGCAATAGCTTTACAAGATCTTCGCCCTTTCCATGAATAGTCGTTTCCAAAACACCTGCATTTCCTTCAATATACTCGATTTCTCCATCACTTCGGATAGCGACTTTGTTTTTGCCTTTGCCTATGACAATATAATGCGGAACGGCGTACTCGTTTATAATTCTGGTTTCAGGAGATCGCATCCCAGTGATTGACCATGACTCCCAAAAAGTTTCGATTGTGCCGTTTATCATAACCTTCATCATAGAAAGTCCAACGCCGTATCGCTTGGCTTCACTGCGAATTGTGTTAACTCCGACAAGTCTACTCCCGACGCTCCGAAAGATTCTCCATCTTCCGTTTTCATCACTGCCAAAAGCTGCGCATAAACGCCGTGTTTCATATTCTTGTGGCTGTGCGGGTAAAAGTCCACCACCGCTACGCCGTAGCATCCGCTGTAAAACTCGTCTTGTGTAGCAGGCTTTGCGTATTGATTGAGTACCGTAGGCTGCTTGACGTTTGAGGCGTTGATGTAGTACTTCCCTGCATAGTTTGGATCTTCTGGTCGCTCCGTGTCGCCGTCTCTTAGGCAAATGTCAAGCTTCGTTGGTTTCTTGCCGCCCCATTTCTTCGGGATACCCTCGTCAATGGCAACTTGTAGAGCTTCTTTTATTTGCTTCACTAGTGCTTCGTCTGACTTTTCAATCAACAGCGATACGCTGTACTTTGGAGTATTGTCGCCAAAACCTCGTGGCTCGAATACGTGGGCGTAACTAAATCTTACATTATTTAACGTTGCTTTCATGGGTTCATCCGCTCCTTGGTTTCGTTTGGTTTCGTTTGGTTTCCTACGGTTTTCTACGGTTTCCTACGGCTTCACACAAGCATACGCATCGCCCCCCTCAAAAGCGTTATACCCTATACTACCACATCGGCGACTCAACTGCAATAGCTGAAACGGCTTTTTTATAAAATTTTTAGAAAGTCGTGAAACGCCGACATCTTTGTTGCATCGTTTTTTAACTCTTCCAATCGATCCACTCCGCATAGCTTAACGAGTGCCTTCACCTGCGCCATTTTTCCGTTGCTCACCTTCTGCTTAGCCAACGCATGAACAACTTCATAAGTCGTCGACTCGATCCACGCTCCTGTAAAGCTATCCACCACCTCCTTCACAGCGTCGACTTTTTCTTGCGGTGAATGAACGCCGCTCAACACGGCGTCTATACTCGTTAAAATGTCGTATACTTCCCTGCGATTCATTTCATCCTCCTCTTCACCACAGGAGCGCCTGCTCGCTCTCCGATGTAAAATTGTAGCACGTCTTTTCCGACGATTTTTTCAAGTGAGGCGACGCTTTTCATATCTTTATAATCCGCTTCATCGTGCCCGAGCTCTTTTAGTTTTTTAATCAATCCATCCACGTCAGTGATAAACCTTGTTTTGTTTCCGTCTACTAGCTTGACGTTTTCGAATTCGTGCCCCTGCGTCATCGCATAGTGTGCATATTCCTTAACTTCTTTGAGGAATTTTGAAAACTCATCGTGACGCTCCATAATCTTGTCAATCATTTGCAGTTTCGTACCTTCCGTGACCGCACGATACTGCCCACATGCTTCAACGACTCTTTCAAACAATTTGCCGTTTCTTGCTACGCATGTGCTTTTGGCAGGGCAGTATCGGCAATGCGTCCCGAGCGCATACTCTCCGTAGCTACCAAGTGCGATTTGTGCAGAGGGCAACAACTTTTCTGTTTTCCAGTTTTCCAGTAATTTGCGTGATAACGTGAATTCGTCGATGTTTTTTAGTCGTGGCTGATAGATAATCATAGTAACCGCCTTCACGTGATCCAAGCCATCCAGTGTATCAAGTGCAGCGCAAGCATATATCATCAGCTGCGAATTCCATGACGCTTCCACTGGATACATGCCGTATTTCAAGTCGATGATGTAAAGTGTAGCTCCTTTTACGCCTACGATATCCGCCGTTCCCCAGCAATCCTTTTGTTCCTTAATGTATAAAGTTTTTTCGCTGTACACCGTGTCAAAGTCAAAACTTTTCACATACTCCACAAAATCATCCGCTGCGCTTTCAATCACCTCAACATCTTCTGCGTCTTTCCCTGCAAACTTCTTTTCAACCGCTGCATGAACCTTGGACCCTAGTTCCGCTGCGCTCGTGTCACGTGGCATTTTATGGGGCACTTCTTGACATTCTCGTATCGATGCGGGGCAAGCCATCCACCGATACGCCGCACTAGGCGATAGTAATGCGTGCTTCTGCGTCATCTCTTGTCACCTCCTCCAAAGATATTGCTTGTGTCAATCTCAACGCCTGAACCGCTTAGGAACGTTTTCACAGCGTCGATGTTGAAGAAACGGAAAGCTCGACTCTGATTTGCGTTGCGAAAAAAGCGTTCATGGCTACCCTCGCTAGGCTCGAATAATTTTGATTCCCCTAGTACCTCTGCGATGCTTTTGGCGACAACGTAGCTTGGTACCTGCGCTCCACGCTCAATCCGTGACATCGTTTCCTGCCTTACCCCGATGCGTTCCGCCAATTCCAATTGCGTCATCCCCATGTCACGACGCTTTTCTGCAATAAGAATACCCATAATGCGTGTTCCCCCTTTTATTTTGTCGCCATGTTCCCTTGCGACTTGATACCATTGTATCATATGATTGTGATAGCGTCAAGCGCATATATAAAGTTTTTTGAAAATTTTTTTTGACGCAAAAAAGCCACCACGTTGGAGCGGGATAACGTGACGGCTTTCATATAATGTATCACTTTTTAGCTGTTTTGTATACGTCTATTATCCCTTTGAGGATACACTGCGCCACGAGCGCACGATATGCAGGACTCTTCAGCAGGTTGCACTCTGTGCGGTTTGTCATAAACCCCGCTTCTACGAGTATCGTGGGGCAACGTGAGGCGTTGAGAATGTGAAGATACTTGCGCTGCTTCACTTGTCTATCACGTAACTTTGTACCTTGCACAAGGCGACGCTGTACCGCCGTTGCGATTGCAAAGTCATCACGGTAGCGATCGCTTGTCGCATCACCGTCACGGATCAGTGTTTCAATTCCGCCCGATGCGTTCCACTCGTTGCCAACGGCGTTGGCGTGTATACTAATGAAGAGATTCGCTTTTTTGGCGATCGCCTCGTTGCATCGGGCTTGCAGGGAAACATCCGAGTTTTTCTCGTCAGTTCGAAAAAAAGTACACTTGTATCCGCTTAACAGCTTTTCGAGTTCATCCGCTACTGCGCTGTTAAAATGATACTCTCGTAGCGTTCCATCGGGCGATCTTTTTCCTGCTGTTTCAGGACCGTGACCAGCATCAATTGCTATAATCATCGTCTTTTTCCTCCTCTTCTTCAAAATTTTTCACTATTTCCCTAAACTCACGGAACGTTATTTCGTGCGTTTCTCTCAACCCCAGTTGCCTTTCGATGCGGTTGATAGAACGCTTCATGCGATGCAGCGTTCCGTCATTTTTCACGCACAACCCCAAAACAAAAAAGCTGATCGCACAGGTAAGAAACGCCAATGCCTCGAATAGCCCACCGAAAGGGCTATCCATTTTTGTTTTCCGTTTTAGCGAATACGTCCATAACTTTTACGAGTTTATCAGGTACTGGTAAGCCAATGTTTCTATAGTTTTCTATTACACTCATAAACTCATTTGCTATGAAAAACGCTATAACCCCTGTGCACACAACATATGTTCCCAAATAGATGTCAACTTGATGAGCGAACGCTACTAGTGCGACAATGGATATTTTTTTTATAACGCCAATGTGTGCCTTTTTCGATGATACACTTTTATTCACGATGGCAGCCGATACACCACTGATGTAGTCTAGCAGCATCACTGCGAAAAGTAGCTTATGAATCTGTGTTATTTCTCCAAAAACCGCCGTTACTGTGGCAAAAATCGATGCCATAGCGATACTCACCCCCACACGATTAACGTTTACTTTTGTTAAAATGTGTTCCACATGCGCCCCTCCTGTGTATAAATATTTTACAACGTTTATACTAAAAACGCAATTTACTGCGTCCTCGCTAAGCGGAAGCCGATACTCGTGTAGATGTTACTCGGTGCGTGGCTGAAGACGCTGCTTACGATCATGTAGCTGCTGTCATTGCCCCAGCTACCGCCCCGGATCCCACGGTTTATCCCCCCCGTCGACGTAAACTGCCACTCCCACACGTTCCCACTCACGTCGTACATGCCCAATGCGTTTGCACGTTTGCCTCCCACCGCTTTCGCAGCCCCGCCACTGTTTGCACTGTACCACGCCACCGCTTGCGTCTCTGTGGCGTTGCCTGTGTTTTCCGTTGCCCCACTCGCATAGTTTCCTGGCGTCCAATAATACGTCACCCCGTTGTTCACGGTCGCAATGCGTTGTGTAGCAAGACTGCCCACCGTCGGCGGTGTCGTCCCCAACCATCTTGCCGCCATTTCCCACTCATTTGCTGTCGGCAACCGATAGCCGTTTGAATTTATTTGCACCGCACTGTCAAGTGTGCTTGTCGCTGTCCCATCCTTCAACACATCCCCATTGCTGTCCCGATACACGGGCACGAGTCCCGTCCGCTCCGAATACGCATTCAACCACACGACGACGTCGTACCAACGCACACTCGCAATCGGCAACGTCGTGCTGCCTGCATTCGTTCCTTGGTTTATACCCGTATACCCGTTCGCTAATGCCCACGTCCGCACTTCACTCCAGAGCGCACCCGTCACCTCCATTGCTCCAATGTAAAAGTTCGGAATTGACACGCTTGTGATTGTCTCCACGCTACCAATCGGCATAGACGTAATCAATGATGCGGGGACGAGTGCCATCGTCTGTCCAAAGCTCACCGTCACAATGCCACTGCTATTTACTATCGTTTTCCCCAGCCGCAACATCATCGGTGTCACCCACTTCCCGCACTTCCTGCACTTCCTGCACTTCTTGCACTTCCTGCACTTCCTGCACTTCCTGCACTTCCTGCACTTCCTGCACTTCCTGCACTTCCTGCACTTCGTCATAACTTCCAGTCAAAATATATTTTTTTTCGGCAGCTGTAATGTGACCATCCGCATAAAACTTTTCTAGCTTTTCCAATGAAAACAAGTTTTTAACGTATAATTTTCTAAGAATATTTACAATCGGCACTACAAAACACCCCTTTCAATTAATTCCATAACTAGTGTTTCATGTGCAGACTCTTCTGCTTGTTGTCTAAGGGTAGATGTGTATGCATCGTGATTCAACTGAACCTGTGAAACAAGTGTTGATTTAATTTGTTCAATTGCATCACTTTTAGCTAAATCGCCTATAACGCTTTGGCTGTGTGGAGCGGGGGTGTCGTCCGTGACAACGATACTGTGTATCACTCCACTTTTGAGCACCGCATACAGTGATTGTCCATCTTGCAATTGATACGATGACTCGATGATTTCTGGAGATTGTGTGAGGAACGGCTCTTCACGGTTAAAGTGCACCACCGTATATACCGATTTACATGCGTCGTATATTTCCTGTTGGTTGCATGCGTCATGTATGCTTTTCAGTGTCTCATCAGACGCATACAAATGGCTTGTATCCGTTGTAAACTGTTTCAACGTGTATAGTATCATGGTAACACCGTAATCGTGTTGTAGGTTACTTTCTGCGCTACACAGCGACCCGAGGCGAGCTGTATATTCGTGAACCGTCCGTACAGTGTAAAGCCTGCAGGGAAAGCGGCACCGCCGATGGTGTTGCCCGTGATTCCCGTTCCAGCCAAAGAGAGTACAACGGATGCGTCTAGAAACTGTATCGCAAAAAACACTTGCCCAGCAGGGGGAGTATGCGCCACTGTATCAGTGATATACTCGAAACCGTCGAAACCATATGCGCCATGCTCTGCATCTGCGTGGTTGAATGATGTGGAGTCTTCTCTAAGGTATCGCCCAGTTTTTTCTGCCAAACCCGAAACTTGTACCATCGTTTAGCCCTCCCACTTTTCGTTTGTAATTGCTGTGTACTCCGTTGCCGTGATAATTCCTTTTTTTACTGCATTGCCAACCATTTGTTTACTCCACATCCCAAGAGTAAAGTATTTTTTTATCGTTTCAAAATTCATTTTAGTTGCCCTCCTGCATCATAATCATGTAGTCAAGCCGTGCCACAATCGCTTCACTTGTATCGACAACAGGAGCTGGTGGAGGCGGTGGAGCGTTGAGGAGCTCCTCAATCAATGCAACGGCTTTTGCAGGATCGCTTTCGGTAATGGAGTAATTTTGTTTCAGGATTCCAAGATTATCAAACGACTGCAGTACACCGTTTACCTCTGAAATGACGACTGTACAAGATGGATTCTCTGCCCATCCCCACTTTTCAAACACTTTTTCGGGGGTAAACTTTTCACCGACTGGCGGATACAATGTTCTCTTTTTATCCCATATCGTATATTTAATCATACTGCTGTCACCGTTCCTTTTTTGAATTTTATATAGCCAGTAATTGGAGTTGTTAGTGATAAAGTGGTTTGTACTGTTACAGTCGTTTCGGTTGTAGCAGGAGAGAATAGATGTTTCGAGCCTGCAGGGATTGCGATTGAAATGCTACCGCCTGTCGAGACGTTAAAATCAACCTTCGTGTATCCGCCGCCGATTAAAGATATTCCTGCCGCCATATGCATGCCCCCCCCTTTTTTTTATATAGCGGTGATTGTTCCCTTGCGATGTTTTACATAGCCACTTATGGGAGCGGATAAAGTTATTGTAGTTTGTGTGCCAACTGTCGTTTCAGTTGTAGCAGGGGAAAATTGGTGTTTTGAGCCTGCGGGTATTGGAATGCGCAACGTAGCGGAATATGCGTCAACAACACTTGTGATTGTTCCAGTGTTTCCAAATGCGTCCGAACCACCACCAAAAAGCGCATAGTTTCCAATTGTTGCTCCAGCAAGATACGCTCTCTGAACCGTCATCGTTGGCGGTGTACTGCGTACAAGCGATGCGTCGTAAGCGTCTACTGTAGATGAGGCAGTTGATGAACCAGCCGTCGGTTGTCCTCCCGCAAAATAAGCGTAATTTCCTACGCTAGTTGCAGAAAGTATCGCTCTCGCTACGCTTAATGCTGTTGGTGTCGTCCTCACAAGCGACGTGTCATATGCGTCGACCGTTGCGCTAGAAGCAGCATCCCTACCTCCACCAAAAAGTGCATAATTGCCCACACTTGTCGCTGCTAAGAAGTACCTTGCTACACTCAGTACAGTTGGCGTCGTCCTCACAAGCGACGTGTCATATGCGTCAACGGTTGCGCTAGAAGAAGGCGTATACCCACCGCCAAAAAGCGCATAATTTCCTACGCTTGTCGCTGCTAAATAGTACCTGGCTACGCTTAGTGCTGTTGGCGTTGTCCTCACAAGCGACGTGTCGTAAGCATCGACAGTTGCGGAAAAAACACCCCCACCGAAAAGCGCATAATTTCCTACACTTGTCGCCGCTAAAAAATTCCTAGCCACACTTAATGCTGTTGGCGTTGTCCTTACTAAACTGGTATCGTATGCATCAACTACTGCGCTAGAAGAGCCTGTGTTTCCTCCGCCGAAAAGCGCATAATTTCCTACTCTTGTCGCTGCTAAATTAGCTCTCGCTACGCTTAATGCTGTCGGCGTTGTCCTCACAAGCGACGTGTCGTAGGCATCAATCGTTGCGCTAGAAGAAGGCGTTTCTCCACCGCCAAAAAGCGCATAATTTCCTACACTTGTCGCTGCTAACGCGTACCTCGCTACGCTTAAACTAGTTGCCGTTTCTCTTTTTATTGCAAGCCCGCCAGTGATGTTATAGTCGACTTTTGCAAAAACACCGCCGCCGACGTTTGTGTCGCCCATAGCCATAAAGCATCACCCCCTTATGACCACGTAATCGAACGTTACAGTGCTTGCAGGAACGGCATCGGCGTATAGCCTTATTCCTCCTGCATACGTCTCACAGAGGGCAATGTTAGCGTCTACCGCGGTTACATACGACGCTGTCGTAAATGCTACCGTTGGATACATCGTAGTCGTTACGCCTGCGATTGCTACGTCTTTGAAACGGGCAAACCCTGCTGTGGTTGTTGTCGTCCAGCTTGTCGTCCCAGTTGCAACTTGCCCTGTAATAGGTGTCGCTGTTTCTATTCCATTCTCAATTTTGTTGAGATTCGTTGCATTCACCGCAGGCGAGGAACCATTCACCCATGTAGTCTTTGTATACGTTGGCACAATGCGTCACCCCCTTTGTATCGTATCTCGTCTAACAATCTGGATAGATTCGAGATTCGTCTTGTTGCGTGCATATAAAACCCTTGAAATCATTATACCACTGTTGCTTACATTTGTCGCCGTTGAACCTGCAAAAATTCCAATCTCTTGAATGCTGGCTACCGCCTCACTATCCAGTACAACAGCAGTTTTTTCGAGTTGCCCCACATCTGGTTTAACCGTATTGATAAACGGTGTTCTGAAAATCTCTGCGCCGAGTTGCGTTTGTGTTGCGCTAACTGCTGTTGAAGATGTTCCGAGTGCCAAGTAGCGTATTTCTGTTGATGTCAATTCGCCATTAAGCGCATTGCGCATCATGTTTAATCCTGCATCGGTGATGATGTTGTTGATGATAAAGCGTTCGTCTCCTACAAGTATCTCGTACTGCCCTAGCCAACCTTTTTTATCTTCCATGCGTCACCCTCCGTAGCTTTTGTAGTCTTGTAGCCGTGTAGTCTGCAACTTTCATACTTTCTAAAATGCCTTTGTGCTTGCGTGCACTAACGCATCTTTTTTTACATTTATTTATATATATTTTAGACTACAAGACTACATTTTATATATATAGAGGTGGAAAAGCTATATATATACTAGCTTTTCAACCTTAAAGCTGTTGTAGCTTTTTTGTAGTCTGAGTGTAGCTTGTAGTCTGAGTTCAACACGGTATGAAAGATTCTGATGGGAAAAGTGTATTCGATGGTGTGGAGCAGACAAAAACAGTTTGCGTTACCGTCTCCGTCCAGCCCTGCGACTCTTGAACGGTTTGCAACACAACGAGCAGTTCGTTTTCCCTTAGATTTGTTTTCACGTTTTGTCGCAAAAGGTCACGATAAAACTTTTGCCATCCGCCAAACGTTTCTCCGTCGATGGCGTGAACCGTGTATACGAGCCGTCCCGCTCCATCGAGTTCCGATATTGTAACCTTGTCAATCAGAAAATCAGTGGAGCTTATGTTGTATTCGGGTAGCGTGATGGTTTGCAGTTGCCCTGCTGCCAACCCCGATGTATACGTATCATAAGTAAGTTCACGCAAAATCTTCGTGTATTTCGTAAGCTTTCCATTTGCCACGTCCAAAGCCTCTTGCCGTGAGGAAATTGATTCATCTACATCTATGCGTTCGTATACGCCAGTTCCACCTTCTACGACCGATCTTGATGCAATAGCGTCTACGTCTTGCGCTACAAGTGCAAGGGCTACAAGACCTTTGTATGTCACTTGTAAAACGTCAGTAGAAACTAAAACGGTTTGACTCCCGTCTTGGATAATAACATTTTCGTTGTATCTGTAATAATATTTCTTCCCAGTATCGAGTCCGTTTATTCCGATATCTGCAGGAGATACCTCTACACTGTTTATAAAAATTTTAGGTTTATCCGCTAGAGGAAACCTCGTTATAAAAGCACGTGATACACCATCAGGTTGAGGCGTGGGGCGTTCCAGTGATATCTCATCGGTTTGGCTTAGTCCGCCACGAATGTACTGCCGATTGCGATACTGCGATCGGTCTTGCCTAACTTGAACGTTGGTAACGCTTGATGTAGTGGTGATTCCGAAAGGGGAAGTGAAAAAGTTACGAGGGGTAAAATAAAACTTTTTGTCATAATCAATGTACCAACTGTATCCAGTCAACTCGCTTAATTCATTCAACGCATCGGACACCGTTCCAACCCTTGGAAAAGACGCTCTCTCTAATAGCACGCTTGCTTGAAACGGAAACAGTGTGTTTGAAGGGTACAACTCATTTGCAGGTAAAAGAGAAACGCCGTCAATCGCTCCAAGTGTAACCCCTTCTGGAATTAAATATGTTTGTAACAGGTCCGCTGCGATGTCTTGCGCTGAAACGTTTGTATACGTCTTTGCTACAAGCCATCTGTCTGCAATTTGATGATTGTCGACGCACTCTATATCGTAGTACCACGCATTTTTAGCTAGTGGAACATGTTTTTTTGGATACAGCAGAAACCCTGCAAATATAAGCATTGCAAAGTCGTCGTATATCTGTATCTGTTGCCCATCCTGTAAATCCATCGTCATGGACACGTCTACAAGTTGCAGACGTGCCATGCTACGCTCGTTTATCGTATCTTCGATTTCCAGTGAACCCGAGCGGAAACGATTTGTTCTATCCACACCCGATATGATGATCTGCATCAGTATGCACTCCCTACCCTGCCACGTATCATGTCCACCATCGTTGGAGCGAGTACTCCTGTTATTTTGCGTCCATCAAGGTATATATTTGTCTCTTTCGCTCCGCCAAAATCGTTTAGGCGATTGAGAGGGATAACCGCTTCGGTTCCTGCCTCACCAACCATTGCTAGCGTTGGCGACGTGATGATCCCGCCATCTGCGAGAAACGGCACGCCGAGTAAACTGCCTTGCTGTTTTGCCCAATTCACCAACCCAGTGTTTCCCGTTTGCTTCCCTTGTTCAATTAATCCCTGCAAATAGCGTTTCTCGTTTTCAATCTTGCCGACCATGCCCAGTATCTCGTTGACCGTTTGTTGTATGCTTGACTTCATTGAATTCAACCCGTTTAGCATGCTCTGCCCGAAACTTTGCCCTGCATCCTGCCACTTCGGATTGTATTCGTTGAGTAGGTTTATCAGTTCATCCTGATTCTCTCTTAGTGCTAGTCGCCTTGACTCCTCAAACAACTTTTCATCGCTCGTCAACGTTTCGAATTTTGAGCGAGTAGCTTCTATTTCCGATTCGTAAAAACGTTCTGTTTGTTCCAACTTTTGTTGCAACGCTGTTTCACTAGCGATATACAACTGCTCCTGCGCAACAAGTTCGTTTTCTAAACGTGTTTCAAGTGCGCTTAATTCTGTTTCAGTTTGAATGTTTATTTGTTCTTTGCGTTTATCGGCGTTGTTGCGAATAGCTTCCATCTGCTTTTCTAGTGCGTCAATTTGCATAGAACGTTCGTTCAACAGCAATTCACGTTGACGCTTTTGTATCTCGTCATCAAGTCTAGCTTGCGCTTTTAAGCGTTCCTCCGCTGATTTGGCGGCGAGCACTTCTTTTTGCAGTTCGGCAATTTTAGTGTTATACGCCTGCTCTTCAAGCTGTTTTTCTTCGCTTTTTGTTAGTCCTCTTATTCCATCAATCTGCGCTTGTAAAGCGTTGACTTGCTCCATCGTTTCGGCGTCAATGATTTGTATTTTTTGCTTTTGCGCTGATGTGATTGCGTCGACCTCTTGGCGGTGCTTCGACTTTAATGCTTTTACTTGCTCATCATATCCACGTTTAAGAGTAGCCAAAGACTCGTTTAAACCAGCTTTTTCCCTATCCTTTTGAGAAACTAGAAACGCAATTTCCGTTTTTTCCTGCGCCGCATACCGTTTTCTCAACGCTTCCATTATCGCTGCGCCGAGTTTGTCAAGCTGTGTAACCGTGTTTTCATACTGTTCCTTGGCACGCTTATTCTCAGCTTCTCTTGCTTTTTTTAGTGATTCCGTTGTTGCATCAATTGATTTTTTGTTACTCTTTTCGGCAGTGGTTGCCTTATCTTTTATTGCCGTTGCTTTTGCGATGCTTTCCGTAAGTCTTTTCATACCGTCATCGTACGTAACGGATACGTCTTTTGAGGTTTTAAGATCATCTGCCAACGCTTTTGTTTTTTGCCGCGCTTTTTCGGCAGCATAAGACGCCGCAATCATTGATAATCCAGCTTGGTCAGACGCATACTTCACCGCTTCGCTTTGACGCTTTATTGATTCGTCACCCATCATGGTGGACAAAGACTTTCGCAATGTATCAACCTTATCTTTAAACCCTGGAACGAATTTAAGAATCAAGTTCAGCCCTGCTAAAATTTTATCGATTGCAAACAACGCTGCTGTCTTAGCGTGAGATAATGCCTTTTCTACCGCATATGAAATGGCTGTGCTGATTTTTAACATTTTAGCATGCGTTTCGCCCCAGCCTTTCGATAAATAAATCCCTGCTGCAATAAGTGCCCCAATCGCTGTTATAACCATTCCTATCGGATTCAACGCAAGAAAACTTAGTGCTACTCCAAGGGCTTTTACAGCAGGGATAACCATCATGAACCCTGTTGTCATCAGTGGCAACGCTGCTAAAACAGCTCCGATCCCTACAATCACTGGACCCAATGCAAGCGCAAAAGCACCTACACCGATGATGACTTTTTTTGTTCCTTCCGATAATCCCATAAACTCTTGTAATATTCCGTTGGTAAATTTTATAACCTTTGTGAACAACGGCAAAATTGTAGCACCTAAACTCGCTCCAAGCTCTTTTAGTGATTCCCCAAACATCCGCATTTGATTCGCTGCGCCTTCGCTTGTGCGTGCAAAGTCGCCCTGCGCATTTTTTGTAGCTTCCATGACGAATGCAAACCTTAGGTTTACCTTTTCCGCCTGCGTCATGTCCTCCACGTTTTTGGAGATCCCCTTACTCATTGCGAAAGCTTTGAGGTTTGTTTCCGTCATGACGTATCCCAATTGCGTCAGTGAGTCCGTTTCTCCTGTGAAAACGCCTTTCAATGCGCCCATAGCTTGGTCAATACCAACGTTTTTGAAAGACGCTAAATCTGCTCCGAGTTGTGTTAACCCCATTGACATTTTCGCTGCGTCATCTCGTGCTATCCCCATCGATGTGCCCATGTCACCAAACAAGGCAGCCGCATCAAGTGCAGACTGTTGCGCTAATCCCATTGATTGAATAGATGTTTTTGACCAATCCTTCACCGCTTGCGCCGAGTCGCCGAATGCAACGGAAACCTTGTTTTGCGTTTCCTCCATGTCGCTAGCTAGCTTTATCGCCGCTCCACCTGCAAGCGTAAGAGGTAGCGTGACAAACCCCGTCATCGACGCTCCAAAGTTTTTCATGCTATCTCCAAGAGAAGTTAAGCCTTCCATTTTGCTACTGAAAGTCTTTGCGTTTTGAAATGCCTCGCTGAAACCCTTGTTTAACTCCTTGAAGTCAGACGATATCTTCACGAATAATTCCTGTATCATGCTTCATCACCGCCCTGTTTCTCTTCTCCGTAAGATGCGACAAACTGTTGTAACACTTGTAGTTGCTCCTGCCATGTCTGTTTCTTCCGTCTCTCTCGTGGCATAAAGTCATTGGGCTTAAATGGTTTGCCTTTACTCCTATGCGCATTTGCAATCACGCTACACACAAGGGCAAAACGATAGTGTTCCCGTTTCGCCCCTGCTTCGTGTGATTTGCTTAAATAGTGATACTCTCTTAACGTTAAGCGCCACGCATCACGTGGTGCGAGTCCGAACGCTGTGACGGCGTTTGCCCACAATTCAATGATGCGTGGCGGTTTTAGTTTTTTGAGGATTCGCCCGAATCTTCATCATCGGTTTTTATCGATTCCTCAATAACTTTATTGAGTTTTCCCGCTACATAATTCAAGTTTTTTATTGTGACGAGTTTTCCAACGTCTTTCAGTGTGATTGAGTCGTCCTCGTGGATCAAGCACGCCCACAGCATCGCTCCTAAAACTGTAGCATCCACTTTTTCAATCGGATCAAACGCCGATTTTCCAGTGACTTTTTCGTATGCCTGCATCGCATTCAAGTCGTATAAAAGTTTCCGTGGTTTGTCTAGATTGATTATGTCCCTTGTCATAATATAGTGCTCCCCCTTGAAAATAGTTTACTAAATTTGCCCTAGAGTTGGTCGCCCTGTTACTTTGAAAGTTGCGCTGAATGGAATTGTTCCATCAACGGGAGCTTCCATTGTGAACCCAGTCGTCAACACTGTTGCGGTAAAACGTGTAACCGATGGCGATGTCGGATAGTCAACTGTAACCGTTTGTAGCGTGTTTGTTTCCAGTGCGATAATTGTAGCACTAGCCGATGCGGTTGTGTAGTTTCCTTCAATGCTGATTTCTCCACCATCACGCAAGCCCTTGATAAATTCACGGTAGCGGTCTGCGCTGGAATGTGTCGTGACATCAATCGTTTCTGCTGACAAGTTTGGAGCGGAAATGCTTGTGATTTCTGAAATGGTTGTTGCGCCGATTTTGAATATTGCTCCAAATGCAAAAGTGCCTGCCATGATTCAATCACTCCTCAAAATGTTAGTGACAAATGACATCATAATTTGCATTGATGATGTTTTTGTCCTCGTCACGCTCCGTAGAGCTGTAGCGGTAGAAACATTGCACCATAGTGTAGGTATCCATGGTGAATTTTTTTAGATTTATTGTTTGATTCACTAACTCCATAATTTCCTTTGCTAGCTTGAAACCGCCTCTGCCGTTTTTAGTGAAGATGCGCATTTCAAGCGTGACATAGAAACCGTCTTTGTTTAAACGATTCGCATTCGTCTCCGTCATCGTGCCGATGGTAATGTACGGATATGCTGAATTTGTTGGGGGCTCATCATACAACGCATTGCCGATCTTCGTCATCAGTGTAGCGTTTGCGCTTAGGGCAGTAAACAGCGATTTTTGTACGCTCCACATAGCACTCATTCACTGCACCCCCTTTATGCGTTTCACTGCTACAATGATGCGTGGAACGGCTCTATCGTACGCTTTTTTTAGAAAGTGCTTACCGTAGCCTTTGGGCTTTTTTTGCCCTCCACTGCTGCGCCCCGAATTCGGTCCACCGCCACCACGCTCGTGTATCTTCTCTGCGTACTCCACATTGGTACCGACGATGACCTCGCCTTGTCTTGCTCGCACCGTTCGTAGCATGCCATCGTAGCTACCGCCTTCACGGTCAGTATAGTTAAATGTGGTTGTGTTCCTCGTTACTGTGATGATGCTTGCACGCAAACGCCCGCTATCCACTGGAACATTTCTTTTTGCAACTGTCTCAATCTCAACACGTGACATTGATAAAATGGTTTCGTCAACCTCGTCTTGGATACGCTCGTTTAGCTTTTTCATTTCTTTACGCAATGCGTTTATGTTAAGGATGCTGAATTTTATCATATCTCACACCTAGCTTTTACAGTCATCATCCTTGACAATTGCGTCTCGTCCAGCACGGATTCAATATCAAGCACCTTGCCAAGGTAGACAATACGTTGTGTGTTGCTTAGCGGTTGCTTTCGCATGCGGATGGTGTACTGTTCGACTTGCTGTATCTTGTCAAAACGTGTCTCCTCCACCGCAACGCCTTGAACACGTGCCCATGCCGTTGACGTTGTCGTCCATGCTTCGGAAAACGTTCCTCCGCCACTTGGCGTAACGGTGAGCGATTGAATAGTGATGGTGTTTCGTAAACACGTAAGCATTAAAACACCCCTCGTGCTGACGCTGAATGATTCACAATTCTGCCGATAACGCCTTTCAAAACATCGTAACTTATGCTAAATCCTTGCTCGCTCCACCCGGTCGCATACTCTTGCCGATTCTCATAGAGAAACGCCGCTACACGCAGCACTGCTGTTTTTATATCCGTTGATAGCGTTGACGGCGTTGCGTCCGCTACCATGCCAGCCGTGTACGTGATGACGTATCCATTGGCTGGTCTGCCTGCGGTGAAATAGCCGTCTTTGTGGTAAAAGTCGTTTCCACCAACACGGTATGAAGAGGTGGAAACGGTGACATATGAAGATTCGAAACTTTCTGCATACGTGATTGACGAAACGGTCGTTACAGGCGTTCTCATAGCGGGGATGTATTCGACTCCGCCTGTTTGGCGTTGAACAAAAGTCCTGCGATGAAACACGGTACCCATATACGACTCTACTATCTGCGTTGCTGCGTGAATAATCTCGTTGATCAGTGAAGGATTTTCATCAACTGCATCATCGATTCTTGCGTAGCGCTTAAATTCGACATCCGTAACGGGATGCCACACGGGCTCTGTTTCAGTTACTGTGATTAACTGCGGTATCGGGGCGTTGTCTAACATGTACCTTCCCCCTCGTCTTTATCACCTTTACTTCGTATGCATCATGTTCACTATATTCAATGAAACCAAGGTTATACAAGCGTCTTTCCTTTTCACGGTCGATTGTAATGTAGCCATCGCCGATGTCGTAATGTTGTTTCGACTCGTCACAGTAAAACTTATGTTTTGCGACGTAGCCCATAGTGTTTCACATCCTCTTCCCTGTACAAGTGAGTAGCAGGATAGTGAGTATCCATGTATATTTTATATCCGTACGCCGCTGCTCGAATGCAGAAAGCCCTATCCTCCCAGTTGGAGAACGATACATTATACAGTGGTGAGTAGTTTACCCCCGATGCGATGACATCACGGTGTATCAAGATACACGCTCCACTGTAACCCACTTCATACAAGCCTTTCTTTCTCCACTTGTTCCATATGCCTAGCTTGGTGTAACTGTAATAATCATGCTCCCATGCGTTGGGCATTTCTTCTCCGCCGCTATGCCAACGAGTCCAAAATACCTCGCTACAAATGTGCTTTTGTTGAGCGACTAGATGCGACAATGTTTTCGGGTGTAACATGATATCAGAGTCAACAAGGAAGAAATAGTCATAACCCTCTTCAAGCGTCTTTTTAAGGAGAAAGTTTTTCATGTTCGCTACATCACGTAGATTGGTGTTCTTCCATACATGCGTATCATCTTTTTGATACGTTGTATCATTGGAATATTCCTCATACTGATGTTGATGCAAATATTGTTTCAGTTGCGGTGAGTTATGCATTATAAAAAAATAATCAACCTCATAATCATGCTGTTGATTGGCTAGCGATTCAAGGTAGTACTTAAAAATTGTTTCATCTTGTTTCACAGGAGCACCAACAAGGATTTTCATTGTGCTTTCTCCTGCTGTTTGTCCCGCTCCATCTTCGCAAACGCATCAACGAAATGTTTTTCGAATATCTCCTGTTGCGCAAGATGTCCGAATTGTAGCGTAGTGTCGCAATACATTTTAACCCCTGCGTCTTTCAGCTTGATGCAGAAAGATAAATCTTCCCCAACGTTGGGGAGCGGGAAAAAATATGGCTTTTCTAGCTTTTCAAAAGCGGATCGCTTAATCAATGCACATGCTAGCCCTGCGCCTTCAATCGGAAGTAATCCTTCACCATATCCAGTAGGCACTTCCAAACTAGGGATGCCGTTTTCATACACTACCTTTGTATAAAAACACGGCTGATACGGATGTACCCTTTTGAATGCCTTTGCAGTGACGAACTCCTTGTCGTGCCGTAGCAAAAACTGCAGACTTTGCGGATGAAACGTCATGTCAGAGTCGATGAACATCAAATATTCATTGTCACTCTTCATAAACTGCTCCGCCACATACTCTCGTGCGTCGTATATCAAGCTGTTTGATACCATTGAAAACTCTAGTTTAATGTCTCCTCGTTGGTTCGTCATACGAATGAACGACTCGAACACTTTGAATTCAATGGGTCGATGTATTGGAAGTCCTATCATAACTTTTGTCATAATGCAACACTCCCTTTTGTGTTTTGGTGAGGACATAAATGTCCCTACCAAGATTCCCTTATATATACGGCATGGAAACGTTAAGGGGTACGCTTGTCGCCTGCGCTGGCTATCCATGCCGTAAAACTGTGTGATTAACCAAAATACCTGTCTCCGTCACGAGCAACCACTGCGCAAACGCCTGATGCAGTGTCTGCTTTTTGCACGTACAACCCAAGGTAACGGCGACCATCCGTGATTTGAGATTCACGTAGATTGATGTTGATAAAACGTGGCGAGGTTGTGGATACTCCTGTTACCTGTGATGCAGTAATGACGGTTGCAACTGCTCCAGCCCACGTTGGAGCGGTGGATTCCCAAACAGTAACAGTGATGACTCCTGCTGTCGTTGCTGTCCCTTGTGCGACGATTGCAAGGTACTCCGTAAACTGCGACATATCGACCAATTCAGACGATGATGCTGTTACAGTCGCTGCTGTTGTGGGGTTGATGGCGTTGGTAAATGTCATTTTTTCATTGATGCGATTCATGTATTGTTCTCCTCCTTTTCAGTTATATTACGTTCCGAAGTTTCCAAGTTGTACGAACGGAGAAATTGTTTGACCGCCTGCACGTGGTGTGATAGGGGAGTCGATCCACGGTTGCCCGTCAACACGCTGTACAAACCGCCACGCTTTTTCATCGAACTTGAATTTTACATGCTCCGATTCCATGATCGTCAAGCGTTGGCGATCGCCGATGAGGTAATAACGCATATCGGCAAGAGAAACGTCTCCGATTGAACCACGTGCAGGTACTTTTTCGGTGACGAGTACAGGAACGCCATAGATTGTTCCAGGAAGGTCTCCTGTGATTCCGCCAGTAAAGCCAGGGGTAAGGATGTAGTTGGAGTTTTCATCTTTTAGCTTGTAGATATCGGGCAACACAGACTGATTGATAATCCATACAGGTGTTCCGCCTCTGCGATAGAAACGAGCTAGCATGTTGACGAGGTCGGACGTTTGAACCGTTCCTGTGCCTACACGTCCAACTGTGATTGTAGCAGGAGCGTTGAGAATCCCCAAAGGCTTGTTTACTCCGTTACCTGTCAAAAACGCTGCGTCCTCTTCGAATGCGATGGATTGAGCAAACACATCGGAAAGCAACGAACCCATCGATACAATTGCATCATCCACAAGTTCATCGGATGATTCAACGTAGCCAATAAGTTTTTTTGCTTCAAGCGTGATGTTCTTAAATTTCGGATTGCTTTCTGTTTTTTCAAGCCCTTCGCCACCCCAATACGCCGTAACTCCGCCGAACAGCGATCCACTTGCGTTCGATGCCATGTTCAATGCAGGGATTTTGAGGATTGGTGAATTCATCGGCAATACACGAGCACCTGCACGGCGCACCACTGTTTCTTCAAGTTGCACCCGTAGCACTTCGTTTGAGAAAGTTTCTGGAACAAGGTAGCCACCAAGGTCACCTGTGTTTTCGACAAGGTTTTTACGTGTAAACGCTTTTAGCTCTGGATCGTGTGCACGAGCTTTCACAAGAAACTCACCAAAAGTTTCTTTCTTAGCTGTTTCAGTGTGAACCGCTTTCGCTTGTGCGGATTGCATGGAAGACAATTTTGTCTCCATCTCCGTTTGAAACTTGGAGAACATGGATTCTACATCTTTTTGGTCGTTGTTCCGTTTGTCCAATGCTTCCATGAATTTGACTTCAAGAGTTTTCAAGTCATCCTTGGAAACGCCGTTTTGGATAGCATCGGTGATTGACTTTTGAATTTCATTGATGTTCACTTTGTGTCACCCTCTCAATTTTTTTATCATGTCTAGCACAATGCTCGGCTCGATGTCGTCAGTGTCTTGTGACGGCTGTGCACCAAGTGAACGAATTAAGCTAATCGCCGTATCCATCTTATCAGCTTTTACCGATTCTAGCAAGCTTCTCATCTTCATAATCTTCGCTTTTTCGTTTGCGGCGAAAGTAACAGGGGAGAACTCCCACAACTTGACTTCTTTGAGTAGTCTCACTCGCTTCGTTCCCAACATTTTATAATCATCTTTCACTACATCGTAGCCGATTGACATTTCAGTGATAACGCCATCTTTAATCAATGTCATCGCTTTTTTTCCTGTATCCGTCATGCTTATTTTAGCCTTAACATACAAACCGTTGTCATCCTCTGTCATGTCGATGGGCAACCCGATGGGCTCGTTGGCATCATGTTGCCATAGGACTTTGATTCGTGAGCGATTCTCTGAAATAGTTTTGCGGAAAGCACCTTTTTCGATGATGTCATCGTACGCGTCTATATTGTTGAAAAAAGATGCATAGCCTTCGAATATATCGTCACTAATCGCCTTTGTTTCGAATTTCACTGCTTTGAAATCCATGTTTCATCCTCCTTTGTATCGTTCTAGAAACGCAACGAGCTTTTTCAGCGCATCTTCCTCGTTTCCCTCTGTATCCTCTTCTTCCTCGTCCTCCACTGCATCCCATTGTATCTTGCACACAGCGAACCGTTGCTCCAGTTTTGGAAACTCCTCAATCATCACCTTGTCGCTCATACACCGTGTCAAGAACAATTCTTCCTCTTCAGCTTGTATTGGTTTCGGCAACGGCACTATGCTTCACCTCCTTGTGTCTCTTCTGCGTACTCGTATCCCACGGCGCACCTGCAGTTTATGCTTTCCTTTGCAGGCAAAGAGAAATCGGCGGGGTATTTTCCACGTGAGCCATTGACATCGAATGATTCATTTAGCTTAATTGCAGGGTGATTCGCCATGGCTCTGTGAGAATCACGTGTGCTGTCGTCAAAAGTCGGTATCCATACTTTCCGTAGCTTCGGTGTCGTTTGTTGCGCTCCTGCTAGTGAGCCAAAGTTCGATGCGCTCACCACCTCTGTGCGTGCTATCGTGCGACTGCGATTCGGGATAATTTTATCAAGGTACAGTTTATCCAGTGATTCAGTCATCGTGAGGATACTTGCACCCTCTGCCATGGAATCGATGATGATGTTTTTGATATCGTTCTTTGTTGTTTCGGTGATTAGCACGACTTTTTCAGCGGACGTTTCGGTGATATAGGTCAAGATGTCGTCAGTCGTAAAGTCGAATGCTTTCGTTTCCGTTGCTCCCGTTGATTTAATGCGTGACTGGATATCTTGATACGTCTTTGCACCAAAGTGGCGGATAATGTCCCTGTACACCTTTTGAAACAGTTTGACAAAACGCTCTTTGTCATCTTCGATGATTCGTAACACTTCATTGTTAAAATTATCCTTGTTGTACGTGGCGTTGATGATTTTCTTGCGTTGCTCGTTGAAAGCGTCTGCGATGTCTTTCGTTACTCTATCATAAAATGGATTTCGTTGTCGCTCAAACTGTTTGAATAGTTTTTTTTTGCGTCAAGGCTTTTAGATTCGCCTTCACTTGGTAGCGGTTGTTCAGTTGTAAAGCCCAAGTCGTTGAAAAACACATCTCCATCCTGCACCTCTTCATAGTCCAGTGCGAACCGTGCTTCGTTCCTCTTTATTAATCCGCTTTTCCACAAATCAACGGTACGTTTGGTGAGTGCATCCTGTGATTCTTTCAACGCCTGTATCTTTGATAGGTCATACACGAGTACAAGGTTATCAGCGTATCTCGGGAGTAGGTCGCTTTGCAGCTTTTGCTTAATATGTTCCAAGTATCGGGGGATGATGGTATTCTCCCAAAAACTTTTCACCGCTTCACTGAAATTGCTGTATGTTTGCCCCTCTGGGTCACCTACGAGTTGCGATGGAACGCCGAAAGCAGAACATATCTCTGTGCGGTTTAGTTTCCTTTGATTCAGAAAGTCCATGTCTATGCTCGTCAATCCGATAGGTTGATACGTTGCACGGTCTGCATTGAGGACTAATGGGATTCTTGCGTTGCTCCCTCCACCGTATCGGCGTTTCCACTCATCACGTAAATTGTCGATGAGTTCGGGCGATGGATTCTGCACCGTGAACACGCCAGCAGGAACACCAGAATTTTGTAGCGTGCTTTTGTTCCAGTTGACCGCCTCATTCTCTGTATCAATGGTACGGCTTAGTGCTCGTATCGGCGATAACCCTTCATAAATGTCCAGTGGATCACTGAATTTACTCCACAATACCTCTTCTTTATCGTAGTATATCGTGCTGTAGTTATCATACTTGTACCCTGATACAAACTCTTCTTTTGATGGGATAGGTTTCATATAATGCGGATACAACGGCACTATTTGCGTGGGCATCGATGGATTCACGTATTCAGCGTAAAACTTGCCTTCCAGCGCTAGATACGTTGCCCATAAATCAATGAAATCACGTGATGACATGAAACTATTTGCCTTGGTATTTAGCAAATCCAGTATTGGATGCTGCTCAATCTCAATGTTTCTACCGCCACGTCCTTTACGGTATAAAAGCCATGGTACCGATGATGTTGCAGACGATATTTGCATGACGCACGAGTATACCCAGACGACCTTGTTGTACGCTTCCGTGATAAATTGTTTGTCTTTCTGCGTCGCCCAGTAAGGCTGCCCATAGCTACCGTCTGAAACATACCTGTATTTTTGTTTCTTCTTGAACTTATCCCAAAACGCTGCCACTACTGCATCACCTCCTAGAAATATATCGCCATTTCATCCGTAAAGCATTCTTCTAGCGCATATCTCATAGCATCCAATAAATGGTTATCTTTGTCAACAGGTTTAGCAATGTAGATGCCGTTTTTGTCAGTAGCATACTGATACAGCTGTATCTCACGGATAAAGTTTACACATGATGGGTGTATAATGATGGTGTGTCGCTTTATCCACTGGATACCAAAGTTTATGCTGTCCTTGCCTTTCTTTGCAGGCTTAGCACGGATGCCTAGCGTCTGCAGCTCACGTATACTCTTCGGTTCTGCGCTGTCGCATGTAATGTACTCCGCACCGATGATGGAGTGAAGACGTGTAGCAATTGCATCATTCATCATCTCTAGCTCCATAAATTCGTCGAATACATAGATACGCTTGTTTTTCTTGTCGTAGTGCATCCGTATATACGCCGTGGGGTCACTAGCAAAGCCGAAGTCTAGTCCATTATATATGTTGTCGAATGTGCTAGTATCGAACGCTTCTACTTTATAATTCGTGTATATCGTTTTGCCCAATACACCCCAGTTTCCCAATGTGTACACGTTGTAGAAGTAGCTATCCTTTTCATTCTCCATCGTGTACCTGTCTTGGTCAGTGAGGAAGTCGTTATCCTTATACGTTGTTTTCAGTATAAGCAAATCGTCACGCCGATACGGTGACTCCGTGTAATGTGTAAAATACTCTTTGTATAACCAATGAGTTTGATATATCGGATTAAACGAGAGTATAAGCCGTTTCGGCGATGCGCTTTCTCCACGTAGCCGCTTGCGCAACTGCATAACATCGTTATACTCCGTTTCGGTAGCTTCCTCAATCCATATATCGGTGAGCACGCCCTGCGTTGGTGTTATGCTTTTCACCTTTTCAGTATCGTCAAGCCCTGCGGATAGTATCTGTGCACCGTTGATACAGGTGAAAGTTAAGTCTGTGCGGTTGATGGTGAAAAGCTTTTCCATGCGAAACGCTTGTATTGCCTTGAATAGTTCGTTAAACAGCGACTTTTTTATTGTTCTTGCCGTTTTACGACAAATGAGATAGTTACGCCGAGAAGAGACAACGTCAATGATACACCGCTGCGCAAGGAAAAAGCTTTTCCCCGATGAAGAGCCGCCGAAAAAAATTTGCGTCTGCGTGTCGTCACCGAGATACGGGAGATACGCACGGTTAAACCGCCTAGCGGTAATTTCATATTCAATCATCCGCTGTATCCGTTATCTTAACCTTGACGACTGTATCACTGTGTTGTGTGATTTCCTGCTTGTCGACCTGTCCAAGCCAGTTCTTGCCAAGCCATATAAGCATGGTTGGATTTCCGTCCATCGCTGTCTGAAACTGTCTCCTGCGTAACGCTGCTTTTCCCGTGCAACGGCTTTGCTCGAAGTACTCTGGAAAAGTTATTCCATATTCATCCTTAACAATCCGGTTCAAAGTTTCTTCGTGTATACCGAAAAAACCGCATATCTCATGCGCTGTGCACTGCATTTCGCATAACTTTTTTAGCTCCACCAAATCGATAGTTTTTTTTGGTCTCCCCATCACCATAGTTTCCACCCTCCCTATAATATCATTGTAAACGCAAAACACGATAATGTCAAAACAAAAAAAACCGCTCACGCTGAGCGGTATTGCAGTGCTAATAGGAACGCTTGCTTCCATAGTGCCTTTTTCATCGCATTTGTCAAGTCGCTTTCGTCTTTGCTCCATGTGCGATTTTTCCACACTTCGAGGGGTTTGCCGTTTTTGAAATCGTATCGCAAATCAACGCTTCTGTTGACTAGCTCGAAACCGCATTGCCCGTTTTTAACAATATCTTTTTTGTATTCTACGGTGTAAATCCTGACTCCTAGTTTGTTTGACGTGGTGTATTCGTCGAAAGGGCAAGGGTAAATTTCGTAGTCTTCCCAGCGGTTGTCCTCCTGCTCTTCCACGAGTTTTTGAAAACTTTCCGCAACGGCTTCATTTGTCAATCCTTCTACAATTTGGTCTGCTACTTTTTTAGCAAAGTTTGTCACGACATCTTGTAGCTCCTCTTTTGTGTATCCGTCAACAAGAACGTTCATTTGTGCCTTTGTAGCTTGTTTCATCGTTTCTAAAAAAGTGTATTTCATTTTAACTCCACCTTTTTGTTTTAGTATGGTTGTCGCTCAACCATCTGAGAACAGTATATCATATGACTTTGTCGCCGTCAACAGTGAAAACAACTTTTTTTGAAATTTTTTTATAGCAACAGTTTTTCAATGTTCATTTTGACGCTTTTCATAAGTGTATCCTGCGTTTCTCCTTTGCGCTGTAAAGCGTCAACCACGATACCATCGATGCTGTTTTCGGCGATTATGTGGTTTACAGTGACTGGCTTTGTCTGCCCTTGCCGATGCAGTCTGGCGTTCGCTTGCTGGTAAAGCTCCAAGCTATACGTTAAGCCGAACCATATAATCGTATTTCCTCCTGCTTGCAGGTTTAGTCCGTGCCCTGCCGATGCAGGGTGTAACAAAAAAATCTCTATGTTTCCATTGTTCCAGTCGACGATGTCCTGCGTCGTTTTCAACTCCCTGCACATGTCACCGAAACGCTTTTTTATGCGCTCTGCGTCATGCTTAAACGTGTAGAACACGATGCACGGGCTTTTCGCCGATTCGACGAGTTCCTCCATGACGTTTAGCTTTACATTGCTGAGGATGTGAACCTGCTTGTCTGCGTCATATATCGCACCGTTTGCGACTTGCATCGCTTTCGTGAACATCGTCATGTCGTCTTGTCCAGTTTCACGCATTTTCGTGAGATACTCTTTGAGCTTCTCCTTCATCACCTTTGCCTCCGATGGTGACGGTGACGCTGTGTGAAACAAGTCGATGCGCTTGGGAAGGTTGAGATAATCCGACGCTTTGAGAGAAAAAGCATTCTTCTCAATGCGTTTGGGTATCTCCGTTTCTGCGATACGCTTTTGCGTGATCACAGGGAAACCTTTGTCACGGTTGACAATGAAAAACTGTTGCATAAAGCGATACTCGTTGCTGTAAAGCGTCTCGCCTCCATCGATGATGTACATTTGCGACCATAGTTCAGCAAGTCCATTCGGCGACGGCGTTCCAGTGAGTCCGACTATGCGCTTGAAATTGTGGCGATACGCTTTAAGTGGCTTAAACCTCGACGGTGTATCCGACGATTTGTAACCGCTCAGTTCATCAATGACCAGCATATCGAATTGCATACGTTTTTCACCGGCTTCTGTGAGCGAGAAAGCATATTCCATCAACCACTTTGCGTTTTCCCTATTTACAACGTAAATATCGGCATCAGAAAGCAACGCCTTTTGTCGCTCTGCTTTGCGCCCGACGACACATGCGACACGCAAGTGGTGAGTGTGCTCCCACTTTGCTGCTTCCGTTGCCCATGTGTGTCTTGCGACTTGGAGTGGGGCGATAATGAGTATGGGCTTTGTTATAACGCCGTTGCGCTTCATCTCTGCAATGGCGGATAGCGTGATAACAGTCTTTCCGAGTCCCATCTCCAAGAACAAAGCAAGGTTCGGCTTTCGTAACACCAAGTTTATTGCTGCGGTTTGATAGTCGTGCGGTATAAAGCGTTGCACGATGCACCCCCTCTGTGCGGTTTAGAACATCATATCATAACTCGGTTTGCGTTGCAACCGTACAACGCTATATCAGCTTACTACGTTACTACAAAGTTACTACAAACTTACTACATCGAAAAATCCAGTGTTTATCTATATATTATATACATTGTAGTAATGTAGTAAGTAAATATATATATTTATATATAATTAGAAAAAGCCTATACAGCTGTAAGCAGTATACAAAAAATAGATAGTAGTAAAAGTGCGTACTACACTTACTACATTACTACAAAAGCGACACTGCGCAACAGTGTCGCTTTCATTTTTGCTTATAGTTACTGCCTTTTCAACCCCGATACAGGATTCTTGCTGTAGTCAGTGCCTATGCGATGAGAAGCCCTCGTCCATCCGTGCGCCCGTAGATATGCCATGGCGGCGTTAATCTCCCTGCGCATATCTGCATTCGGCGTTTCCGTATCGCCGTCTAGTGCTTCTTTCCATATCTCACGTGTTGAGATGAAATCTCTGCTGGCTGTGCATTCTACCGCTGTCCCAGAGATAGCGACTTTGCCCAGTAGCTGTTGCCTTGAAAAGAGCGACCGTGTATACCAATCTTCCGTTATCGGCTTTTCTAGAAACGCCAGCACCGTTTCAGTAACCATCCCGATGTCCGTGTGACTTTCTCGAACGCTTTCCGCTGCCTGCTCCATCTCCTGAGACAAGACACACCGCTCACCGCTTCTATACCATGCTACAACCTCTCCCCATATCTGTTGGACTGTTTCATCGGTGAGTTCATGAACGCTTGCCACAGGGTCGTTTTTGCACTCCACAGGGAGAAACCTGCGCCCTCCCGTTGCGTCGTTCAACATCATGGCGTCGTTGGTCGTTGCGATGAAGATATTGCGACGTGGAAAGCTTTTCACCATCCTCCCAAACTTGGGTCGATACCGATCCACTTGCGACGTGATGAATTTCTTCACCGATTCGGCTGCGCTTTTGCGTTTTGCTGCAAGCTCCGCCACCTCTGCAATCCATACGCCACGTAGCGACTCGTATGCCTCTATCCCCTCCATCGTGCCGATGCTGTCCGAGTAGTAGGCGCCGCCGAGTTTGTTAAGCAGTGTCGACTTTCCAACGCCCTGTTTACTCAGCAAGCACACCACGTAATCGAATTTACATCCAGACTCATACGCACGATACACCGCACCAAGCAACATGACACGTGTAAACGCCCGTATATGCGCCGTATCGTCTGCCCCTAGGTAATGTATCAGTATCTCCTCTGCACGGCTCACACCGTCCCAAACAACGTTTGATTTGTCAAGGTATTCAATCAGTGGATTATAGCGTTTCTCGCCGAAGAATTCCGCCAAAGATATCTCTGTTTTTTCCTTCGCATAGATGCCGTATTTGCGTTCCAGCCACCCCATGAGTCGTAGCTGATCATCATCGCTCCACTGCTTCCCTGTCGACTTCCACGGCAGTTTTCCGACAATGTCTATGGTCTCGTGAAACTCGTTATACTTGATTCCATTGCATATTTCTTCATCGTTCAGCAGTATCTTTGTAATGTTGTCAATACTTTTTACGAGTTTACCATCCTCATCTTTTTTCAGTGTTTCCTGCCACGCATCGTCTTGCTTTATCTCCACCGTTTCATACGTGAACGCCTTCATCACCCTTGTATCCTGCTCGCACATTGCGTGCATCTTCTGCTTGTCACCGTTAAACATGTGCACCAGCACCATGTCATACGCATTCACGCCCTTGCCACGTAGCGGATCCGAATCATGGTGACTGTACATGCCCAGCGCATCGTCGAAAACATATACGCCTGCTGTACCACTAGATGAACCACTATACTCATATCGCTTTTCCCCTCTGCGGATGTACGCTGTGGGGATAAACTCTGCTATTGCCTCGTGGATGTCGTATGCCGTGCAGAATGCCCCAATGTAGCCTGCTTTGCGTCGTGGGTCACCGTATGCACGCTTCTCCACCTGCACGGCTACAATCGCCTCTCCGTCAAGCTCTACGCCGTCATATGCTTTGAAAAAATATTCTTGGTCGCTTGATACGCTTGGAAAGTACATGAATCGCCCGAGATTATGCGAACCTGCATCAACGCCGAGAACACCGCCGCTACGTAGCAACGACTCAACATACAACGACACCTCATTCCACTGCTTCGGCTGTATACTGTGCAGTAGCGGTATCAGTACTCGATACCGTGGAGCATCCTCTGTGGAGCGTCTTGTGGAATGAATCAGGTACCGCATCCCACGTAGCGTCTGTTCTACCCGCTCCACCGTATCCCTGCTCGCCTCGTCAATGTCCAACGCTACGAGCCACCGACTCTTGACGTTGTTGTTATTGCGTGAGCCGTCTACAACGCCTGCAATGTAACCTCCAACGTCTTTGAGTCGCCCCTGCTCGTCTTGCCCCATCACAACAAACTCCGCTTGCGTTTCTGCCGATACAGACGGCGTTTTTAACCGCTCTACTAACCCGCTCCAGTCGCATACGCTGCGCTGCCCTAAGTTATCCCTGCGACTGCGATACACGTGCAAATACCGCTTTCCCTGCATCGTCAGAGGCACGCTAGCGACGCTATCATCGTGCATCTCGTATATCCTTGACATATCCTCACCCCTATAAGCCGAATACCTCATACTAACACAAAATGAATTGCTATGCAAGCGTAAACAGGCGTTCTATGTGATGTACTGTTTTAGTGATATGCGTTTTTAATTCAATCTCTTTTACACATTCAAAGTCGTCTGGGGCGTTTTGTTCGCTTACAAAAACGGTGTGACCTTCACTTTTTTTATCCCTGCACCACTGCCAAAACTCGTTGTGGTTAAAGCTTTTAGATGTTGAATACTTCCCTGTACCTTCATAAGGTGGGTCACAATAAATTAAACTTTTATTAGGGATTTTCAAATCTTTATAATCGCCGTGATGAAATTGAACACCTATTATGTTTTCTTTTTGTTTCAAAATATTGTTTTTTGCGCAAAGGCAATAATTTTGCCTTTTTTCAATAATCGGATTTTTATCCCTTGCATATCCACTCATAAACGCACCGCCAAAAGCGCAACCGAATCCGATAAATCCCACCAAACACGGTGGATAACTATCTTTGTTTCTTTTTATATGATTATACTCTTCTTCACTACATTCTTCTGGCGGTGTCCACCCATTTTGAATAGCCTTAAACAATTCTATTAAATAAAAATTGTTGTCATTCCCTATTCGCCATCCACCTACTTTATCGATTAAGTTTGCCCCACCTACAAACGGCTCGACCCAACACTGCCCTTCTAATCTTTTTTCTAACATTATCGGTAAAATATACTTAGCAATTCTACGTTTTGAACCCCGGTAGTTCATTCTTCACTCTCCTTTCGCATATATCACAAGCTCCACTGAACCTTTGCACGTTTTCGATGGAACGTGAAAGTCCTTTACCCATGGCAAAGCCCATTTATCGTTTACGTATACGCCACCTTTTTCCAACACATCCAGCGTAACCTTTAATAAATTCGATGCATCACGTTTCTTTGCATCGGGGAAGTACACCGTCATCTCAACAACAGTTTTACAGTCCAACGCTACCCACGATACCGTTTCTACCTCTTTTTTCACCCGCTCCACTGCATCCTCAACCCACGATTTTGCAGTTTTGGTGAATGTCCGTGCGACGTACCGTTTCCCTGTTGATGAGTAACGATATGCATTTTGTCGCATGTGATTTTCTGTTGGTGGATACGGCAAAGATATGCTTAACTTTTCTCCCATTTCTTTTTATCCTCCTTCGAGTTTGTCACCACACGTTTATACATATACTGAAAAAAGCTATCATCTTCGGGAAGATCCCACCACATTTTTCGTGTAACAGGCGAATTTACGCTCTCATACTTACCCTTCAAATTATCATTGGTTGATAAATCTTTTACTAGCTTTTCCATGTAGTTCGCTCCATACGATGGAGGTTTACGCTTTTTCAATCCGCACACTCCCCTAAACCTATTTTTCTTCGATACTCTTTTTCATATAAATCAAGGTATACAAATGCTTTTTGGATATCCTCTATTCCGTTTTTATGCTTGTGTCGTGACAAATATTTGAATACGTTCCCCAGTAGAAACCCCCGATACTCATCATCACTTAGTTTTGCTTGGAGGATGTCCAGCGTGGACAATCCCCCGACATCGTAGTACCCGTATTTTTCATTT